AAACCTGATGGAAGCCATCGGAGATGCTTTGGTTGCTCGCGCAACAACTGCCGCCCCCGACTTCACCGGTCAGGTGGACATCGACACCAACGCTCGCATCGAGTTTGCCGACAACCTCACCAAGATTCATAACGTCTTGCGTGGAACGTCCATCAACATCGGCAACAACATCGAGTTGAAGCCTGCCGCTGCTGGCGGTCGCGTCGAGATCACGGGCGACCTGCTCATCGACGCATCGGACTTCACTGATGCTGCTGATGACACTGCTGCAGCCGCAGCCGGTGTAGTCGTCGGCCAGGTGTACCGCAACGGTTCTCAATTGATGGTTCGGGTTAGCTAATCCCTCCCAGCCAAATAAAGTGGGGCCTACTTGGCCCCTTTTTTCATGGACCCCCAAACCCTCGAAAACTGGGCCAGGGTCAAAGCTGCCCTGGAACGCGCCAACAAAACCGACTGCATGTTTTACACGCGAGCTGTAGCTATCATTAAGACAGGTAAAGACCCCTTGGACCGTTGATAGAAGCCGGAGTATCAGCGGGAATTGCACTGGTAGCTGCCATGGCCGCACTCACCACCCGAATCAACAACCGCATCAACGAAGTCGACCGCCGTGTCGACGGCGTCGAACTACTTATTGTCAGAGACTACATGAGTAGAAGTGAATTTATAGGCATCCAAACCAAGATCGAACAACACATGGTCAGGATTGAGGAGAAGTTAGATCGGATGCTGGAGCGTCCTCAACCACCTTCCGGGCCCGTCTTTTAACTGGAGCCGTAACTTCCTGTTCCTGTAATTGAATAATTTCACCGCCGATACGCATTACTTTTGCCATCAGTTTCTCAACTAGTTGTCTGTAGTATAGAAACAACGCCTGTGGCGTGTCCACCCAAAAGTAAGTATGTCCGAAACACAAGAGCAACAACCTGTGGTTGAAACTCAACAGCCAGCGGCTGAGGCATCCGCAGACTTCCAACAACAAGTCGAACTTCTCCGAGCAAAGAACGCCGAGCTAATCGGCGAACGACGCAAGGACAAAGAACGTTTCGATGCGATGGAACGTCAGCTTCAAGAGATGAATGATCGGTCAAACAAACAGCGGCAATCCAAACTTGCCGAATCCGGGGAGCACAAAAAGCTCTGGGAAGAAGCACAGAAGACAGTATCGGAACGCGAAGCTGAGTTGAATCAACTCCGCCAGGAGATGAGCCAACAAGCAGCCAAAGCGGAATCCCAACAAGTCAGATCTGTTGCTACCAGTGCCATGGCTCAGATGGGAGTATTCGCACCAGATCAGTTGTATCAACTGATGTCTCAGAAACTCAAGTTAAACGGTGAAGAAGTAAAGGCAATCGATGGGGGCGTCGAGGTGTCATTACCTGAATTCATCGGAAACTTGAAAAACCCTGGGTCTGGCTACGAACATTTCTTCTCTGCCAGTCGCGTCTCTGGGATGGGAACCTCAGCGGGTTCACCATCACTTACAGCTGGAATGGACAATCCCTACACCGCTCGAAACTTCACGCAGATCATTGCGTTGGAGACCGAGAACCCCGAGCTGGCACGACAGCTACGCGCTGAGGCCGGGCTCAAGTAAACCTTTTGCTTTTCCAGAACGATGGGCGTCTTTCAAGGGAACTTCAATCCCGATGCAACATTCACCAGCGACATCGGGTCTATCACCCGTTTGGCAACTAGCGCACCATTTGGTCGCTACCTGCAGGAAGAAATCTTCCAGCAATCTGCCTTCTACACATCCGGCATCCTCGCCACTGATGCACGTCTGAACAACACAGTCGGCACCCGCGTAGAACTCCCATTCTTCGCACCCCTCAACTACATCGAGGAGCGAGTCGACTCCTCCGACACCTGGGGCCTAAACCAAGGCGGTTACTACACCAGCCAGAAGACCAAGGCTTCCACCCAGTACGGCACCATCACCACCCGTGGTGCGATGTTCGCTGCTGACGACCTTCACTCCTACCAAACAGGTGAAGACGCACTCGGCAACATCCGCAGCCAGCTGGCACGCGACATGGCTCGCAAGATGAACCAGAAGCTCATCTCCCAAGTATGGGGATTGGTTTCTGCTGACGGCGCACCACTGAACGAGACTCACACTTGTGACGTTTCTGTCTGCACAGGCGACGTAACCATCGGTAACACCCTGTCACCAACCTCCGTCACTGGAGCGAAGTACCTGTTGGGCGAGCGCTCCAACAGCATCGACAGCATCGCTGTCCACCCTGACGTAGCAGCATGGCTGGAAACAGCTGGCATGTTGACCTACACCAACGTCACCGACACCTCCAACGCTGCCAGCAGCATCTGGGGCTCGGGCGGCATTGGCCTGTCCTCCACCCAAGTAAGCCTGTTCGCAGGTCTCCGCGTGGTGGTTGACGAGCAACTCCCCGTCATCTGTAACGACGGTGGTCCTTCCCAGTACCACTGCTACATGTTCGGCAACGGCGTTGTCCGCACCGGCGCTCAATTCCCACTAAAAATTGAGACCGAAAGAAACATAGCTAGCTTGCAAGACGTCTTTGCTGTGACCTACAGCAACCTGATGCACGTCATGGGCACCTCATGGACATCTGTCTATGACGGTCCTACCAACGAGCAGCTTCGCGATCCAGGCAACTGGAGCCTTGCATTCTGCGACCCACGTCTGATCCCACTTGTGGACCTGATCGTGAACGTAGATGTAGCTTGCCTCCCCACAGGAGCAACCTGCGCCTAATATCTCTTTGGAGATTGTGTCGGGAGCCCTGGCGGGGGCTCCTTTTTTATGCCTGTAATCTGAGGAAGTACATCCCCGAAGCCTCGGTCAGATGGTTGGTCTAGTTCGTCTTTTCGCCTACAGAGCCGGAGTGCTCAACCTCGTCGACATCCCAGTAAAAGAAGCCAGAAAGAAGCGATTAGAATTGTCAAGAGAGGGTTTTGTTATCACCCACACTGAGTTTCTGTAATGGCCGCCGTCCTCGACGCAACTCTCGCTGGAGCGACCAGTAACTCCTACGTGGACGCAGCAGAAGCAGCAGCCATCGCTGCAAACTTCCCATTCGGCGGCGACTGGGTAGCCACCCCTCAAGCCGACCTCGACACCGCCCTAATCGTCGCCACCCGCTGGCTCGAAACCCTGTCCTACGGTGGAACGCGCTGCACCACAAGCCAACGACTGAAATGGCCCCGCAAGGGTGCCGAATGTGACGGCCTAATCTCCACCTGCAGCGAGATCCCCTACTCAATCAAAGAAGCCGAAGTAATCCTCGCCTGGCAGTACATACAAGACCCAAAATCTTTTCCTGGTTTTGGCGGCAGCGCAGGCGATTCCGCACCTGCTGGGACGTACATCAAGCGCCAAAAAATCGACGTGCTTGAAATCGAGTACGACCAATTCAGCGAGAACCAGTACAACAACGACTGCAGCGACTGCAGCCTCCCCGCAATCCTGCAGGAGTTCCCCTGGCTGAAAGACCTACTGGGCTGCTGGCTCGGTAACGTCTCCACCACAGGCAACCGCCTAATCCGCCTCTACAGAAACTGATGTCTAAGGTCGACGACACATTCGATTTTGCCGACGAACTCGTCGACGAGTGGGGCCAAATGGTCAAGCTCATCGTCAACGACGGCAACCCCCAGTACGACCCAGAGACTGGAGCGACCACTAATTCCACCACGGAATACGACGTCAAGGTCGTCATCAGCAGCCTCGACATCAAAGAATACGGTGGTTTATACCAAGCCAACGACGTAAAGATCATCCTCGACCCCGTACAAGTCGGCTACATATACCTAACCGAAGCAGACTATTTTTTAGTTCCCCGCGAAAACGCCCCAGACGAATACATGAAGATCATCGAACCTAAGACTTATCGCGGTGACAGACCAGTGGCTTACGTCATCATTGCGAGGCCCCAGTAATGGCCAAGACAGGATTTAAACTACCCGGTTTCACAACTTGGCTTGACCGCGTAAAGAACGTCACGGCCCAGGAAGCCGCCGAACTGATTGTTGAAGAGCTCCAAGAAGCGGGCCCCGCATGGACAGGAGAATTTCGCAACAATTGGGTCATTGTCACCGGCACAGGAAAACGCATACCCGCCACAAAAGAAACCAGCTACAAGAAGCTGGAACGTTTAAACCCACGTCTTGAATCACGAAAAACAATAACCGCACCAAAATTCAAGGGCAGAAAAGACAACGGGTACACCATCGGCAATGTTATGCGCTATAGGGACATAGCATTAGATCTCGACCCCGGCGGCTGGAGAACGCAACCGACAGTAACTGGAAAG